TGCTCAGGTTGGTTGCGGCGCTGAGGGTAACCTCAGTTGCCATTACTCGGACTCTATCCATGGGTACAATACGACAGTGCTTTTACTATTTATCTTGTTGCTGTTTTAGGAATTTAGCGAGGTCCGCTGTGCTTCCTACAAACATAGTATTATTTGTTGTGTTGACTTCCTTAGTTGAACCTTTGGGGTTCTCAATGTCAGCAACTTTCTTCTGTAAGTCAACTAATTTATCTGCTACATCACCAACGTGTTTGATCAACTGACCAGCAACTTCAAACGCTCTGGGTTGATCAGACTCTTGTGCAAGTTCTAGGATGCCATCAACTGCTTCCTGTCCTTTCTCAATCAGTGAATATAGGTTGCCACGAGTGTATTCATAGTCTTTCTTCAACTGCTCCTTTGTGGAAGTAGGAGGTTCTACTGGTACAGGGGCAGTTGTTTCGACTGGGACAATATCTGTTTTGACATCGAGGGCATCCTCAATGCCATCAAACTTACTCGTCTTGGCCTGTGGTTGGGTTTCGTGAGAGTCCATCTGTAAATTCACTGAATAGTTCATTAAATCCGAAGTTATCATCCTCATCAACGAAGGTATGATCTACCTCGTCGATCTTATGAACAGCACTACCATTAGTGTGTGCTGCCTCGGTGCTCTTGTTCCATGCACGAGTGACGTACACTTTGGTGCCATCGATCTTAGCGATTCTCATAACCTCAGTGTCAATCTGAATGTTAGTATTGACTGTAAGGGCAGAGGCATCAGCAACGTTGATGATACCATCGTTATCGTCACATGCAGATGACAAGGTTGTCGTCGCATCTGTGTTCCTGTCGGTAAGTGATGCAGAGTCACTGTATAACGTACCTCTCTCGGTGCAGTAGGAACTGCGTCGGTAGCGTAATCGACGATTGCTTTGGTGATGATCTCGCCAGCGTTCTCCTTGACAGGACCATACAGGTATGTCTTTGCGGTGAACTGCAAGGTATAGATCAATGTACGACGTGTGTCGTAGTCTCCCTCATACTGATCATCATATTGAATATCAGTAAGCGTAATAGGATAATCTCTCTTCTCTCCAAGTTCGGGCACCAAGTTCATGGTGACATTAAAACTAGGTTGGAAGAACGGTAGAATCTGCTCGATAATTTGTAGAGCATCATCCTGGTTCTTACTCAGGATTGCCAACTCAAAGTTGACATTATATGGAATAGGCATGAATGCCTTAGTGGGCGTACCATCAGACTTGACGTTTCTGATGTACTGTGTAGGTGATACTTTACGAGTAGGATCGTAAGTAATAGCCTGAATCTCAAATGCGATCCTGGGGAGGGTAATCTGTACCTGGTCCTTGGTAGACAGGTCTCCAAGGGCACGTAGACGCGCTAGGAACTTGTCCTTAGGTCCATATGCCAAAGGTACTTTCATTACCTCAGTTTTAGATCCAGACTTACGTTGGATCTCGATATTATTAAATAGTGTGCCAAAGGCAACCACGGTTTTTTTGATATACCGTGGTATGAATATGTTCCTAACATTAGATAGTGCTCCTTTGTTGCCATACTCACCGAACGGATTCACCTCAGTAAAGTCGAGGATGTTATCTGCATCGTATTCGATGGCAAAGTTTTGATCGGTATCAGAGTTCAAATTATTTATAGTGTTATAGGTGAACGTTGACCAGACAGCAGAACTTGTGTCTCCTGTCATGGTTTCACCCGAAGAGAAGCGACCACTTCTGTTAATAAGAATAAGAGTCCTAGTAGACTCATCCCAAGACTTAACCTCAGCGGTTGTGTTGGTAGTTCCACCAGTGACAGTCTCACCTGCTGTGAATGTACCAGTGCCACCTTCTGCCATAACCATACCAACAGCGTTGGCAAAGTTGGTTTCGATAGCATCGACTTCTGCAACACCAGTATCGATGTCCTCGTCGCTGTACTCAAACAGTTCACAACGCAGACCCCAGGTATATACCTTACCCAACTGGAAGAAAGGTTGTTCGTGCTCTACATATTGAATGACAAAAGTCTTGTTGACCATGGGGAAATGAATCAGATCTCCCTCATTGGGACGACCTTCTACAATCAGAGTAGTGTTGTCATCTACTGCTGCTGTGAAACGTCGTTTGGATATGATGAAGGTGACTTGATCTGAAATTCTGACACCAAACTGTGAGAAAATATCGCCGTCGCCCCTAAAACCACCAGCATCTTCAAGATAGACTTCCACTTCAAAGGCACCTGTGAACTTTGAGAGGGTATCTTCTCCGAACACTGAGTCTTCTTTGACGAGTGTTCTTGGAACGTAATAGACGTTCTTGCCGAACATCTTAATTTGCTCATCGACGAGATCTTGGACGAGACCTTGCTCGCCAGTTGTACCTTGGGTGAAGAAACTGTTAAGTGCCATATCATCCGATCATGTCTAGTGGTGGTGTTTCCCAAGTGGTACGCAGTTGCTCATCGAGAATCTTTAACTCTTCGACAGCATCGTTATAGATCATCTCTCCATTAAGAGTGACGCCACCTGGCATTTGGACATTCTGGAACTTGGTAAGGTTCTGACCCCACTGCTTCTTGATCTTGGCAGTGGCATAATCCTTCATCCACATCTGGTTATAGATCTCTGTCCATGTGTTAGGATCCAGAGCACGATAACATCTGATAATAATATACTGATCTTCCAGAGCATCCTCAGACCAGTCAAAATCCAGATAAACTTTGTTCTGTACCTGGTTGAATCTGATCGGTTTCATACCTTCCAGGATGAAGTCGATACTTTCCAGGTGCTGTTGGATCATGTAGTAGTGATAGAACTGTGTAGACGTAAAGTCATACAGATCATTCAGTCTCATCTGATAACGAATGTCAAACATATTACGAGTACCTTTGTCGGTAAACGTAAAGATACCTTCCACAGAAGTTACATGATCACGGACAGATAGAAAGGTATTCTGTTCTGACCACTGAGTCGTACCATCCTTACCAAGACTGTTCGTATTAGTTTTACCTGCTTGAATATCAGCAGCAGTGAAGAGGTGCTTCAAATAAACACGCTCAGCACCTTCGTAGTGATACGTTTGGAACTTTTGAATAGCGTAGTCGATGGCATCATCACACTGATCATCGGATACGTTCACCTCCAAGACTGGTTTACCCAGTCTACGGAGGCAGTATTCTTTTAGTTCTGCCTTAGAAGTTGGAATTGCCATTGGTTATCAGAGTGCGGCGATACGGGTCTGGAAGTCAGCAAAGTCTGTCGATGCTGCGACAGTTGCTTTCAGGGTGGTGAGATCAATAGTCTCAGATTGCAAAGCAGTGTCTGCCTTTGTACCCTGTGCAGCAGTTGCATAATCAGTAGATGCAGTTGCAGCGGCAGTACCCAGAGTGGGTTTGCCAGTCAAGTCAGCATAGGCACCAGAGAACAATGTGGGTTTGCCAGTCAGATCAGCATAGGCACCAGAGAAGAGGGTAGGCAGGTTAGTAAGATCATCATAATCATTGCTGGTAGCGACAGCACCCAGATCACCTGGTTGTGTAGCAGAGTCAGCAAGAGCACCTTGTGCAGCGGTTGCGTATGCAGTTGCAGCAGTTGCAGCAGCAGTACCCAGAGTGGGCAGACCAGACAGGTCAGCGTAAGCGCCTGTGGTAGCAACGGTTTCTAGATCACCTGGTTGTGTAGCAGAGGCAGCGAGTGCGCCCTGTGCAGCAGTTGCATATGCAGTTGCATCAGTGGTAGCAGCAGTGCCAAGACCCAAAGCGGTGATGGCTGCTGAGGCACGAGCGTCAGCACGAGCATCTGTGTAATAAAGGTTGGTGCCTTCTGCAAGATCACCAGTATCCTTACTGCTGAGGTCAAGGTTTGCACCGACTTGAAGTCCGATGCGAGAGTCAACACGACCATCAGTGTAGTAAAGGTTAGTTCCCTCAGACAGATTCGTAGTTGACTTAGCAGTAAATCCTGCATCAACTCTTGCATCTGCGAGAGTATTTACCTCAGCGTCAGTGCGCTCAGTGAAGGAGAAGACGCCAGTAGAAGCGTTGTAACCGAGATCGCCACTAACACTGAATGCACCGCGAGCACGGGCATTAGTAAAGAAGATGTTGGTTGATCCTTCTGTAACGTTATCAGTGTCGATATCTGACTGAGTAACAGAAATAGTCCCGCTGCCGTCATGCTGAATGCCAGTACCATAAGTGAAAGCATTTCTCGTCCTCGCCTGAGTAAAGAATCTATTGGAAGAACCCTCAGTCAGATCGTCAGTGTTGATCTCACCAAAGTCAACAGCAAGAGACAGCAGGTTGTTGGCATCATCATACGTTGCCGAAATACCTGTGCCGCCATCAACCAGTGCAGCAACACGATCATCAACTCTCTCCTCAGTGTAGTAGAGGTTGG